ATCTAGGCATAACTTTGCCAGTTATTTATGCTATGAAAAAAGCAGAGTATGAAGCAAGTGGTAAAAATTTAGACCAAGTACTTAGTGCTTTTCCTGAAAGGTTTAAAGGATTTAATAATGCCAAAGACTTTTTAGAAAATTCTGGTAGTGTCTCAGAAGAACTAAACAGACGCCAAACAATTCTAGAGTTTATAAAAACTCACGAAAAACAATCTCTTGGCCTCAAAGAAGAAGCCAAGAAATTTTAATAGTCTTCTAACATAAAGTCTGCCCACTCGTATGCGGATCGTCTTACCTCAGACATATTCAAAGCCCCTCTACTATTAGCTAGTATACCAGCAAGTGCTTGACCTGCTAGATACCTACGTGTAGTGAGGGGCTTTAATGTTTTAGAGTTAGTTTTCTTTGCCTTGTATTTTTTTGCCTCGTTCTCTAGTTCTTTGCTCATGTTCTTTTACTTTTTTTAAATTAGAGAAGTATGCAGTATTAAACCCATACTCCCAACTCCTATTGTTGTTACTGTTTGCTGCGTAGGGATTACCCAGCTTACCAAGTCTAAAGGACTGTTGCCCTTCATCATAGGGATTCATCGTCATCTTCCTCTGGTGGTTCATTTTCATACTCCTGAATTAACCTATCCAAATACCAACGTGCTTTCTTTAAGTCTTGTAGCCCATTCTTGTAAGGCCATCGCCAAAGATACTTAAAAGCATTCTGCCAACAGTATGCCTCATGTGCTGATACATTTAACACACCATCTGCCATAGCTTTCATAGCATCAATACATTCAAGACCTGATTGATTGTAGTGTTCAGGTCGGTCAACAGGATCAAAGGAGTCTGTTATTTTAGATAATGTCCACTTGGTCATAGTATTACTAACTCCGCATTAGTATAAGGAATGTGAAAGAACTTCTCACCTTTCCTAATATATTTACCCTTAGCTTCTGCTAGGCTTTCTTCAGTAAGGCAAGTGTCTTTTATTCTCCATGCTTGCTTCATGTCCTTTCTAAAGACATAGAAATTCAACACTCCATTCTGTTCTGCATACATCTTAACAAGACGTTTCTTTCGTTCTGGTATTCTAATCTCAGCCCAATGTGAGGGCCAATCATTAGTCCAAGCTACCTTCACCTCTGCCTCGTTGTAGTAGGTAAGGCCATCCTTCTCTGATACTACATCAGCATTGTAATCCTCCTTATCATTTAAGATTGTATGCCCATTAAGTTCTAAAAAACCTATGAGTTTTTCCTTTGCTGCGTTGTCATAAGTTTCATAGAGTTTCTTACTAAAGGGTCGTTTATTCATAACATATTCCTTTGTTATCTCTGTTCAACAATTTTACCTGATTCTAAACCAGAAGGCAAGGCAATACATTGACTTACTACTTTTGCTTTATCATTAGGTCTGGTTGTGTATAGCCTCAACATATCAAACTGCCTGTATTTCTGACACATTTCTTCTTTAGTAAAGACTACGTTAGGTGCATGGACTTGAAATCCATTATCTAAAAACAATACTACTACATATACCCATACCATATCTTTCTCCTTTATAAGGCAGTTTACCCACATGCCAAGGTGAGTGATTAAGTAATGTCTACCATCTCACATACATCCCCAGTACATGCCATAGTCTGCATACCACTAGTGTTATCTGTTTGTTCGTAGGTAGATAGTTTAGTCCAATCAATTTTAACAGGTGACTTGTCTACCATATCATAGAAATTTTCTTGTGTGCATTCTTGATACGGTGCTTGCTGATATGTGTGTTCATTAAAGGGAAGGAACGACACACCAGACATTTCATCAAAGTGTTTGAACACAAAGGCTCCAACCTCTAACCATTCATCTGCCTTCACATTAATAGTTACACTAGGTTTATGCTCACACCAATGACGTTGATATACCAACCACATTTCTAGTTGTTGAATGGCTGTCATGTCAGCAGTGTGTATTGCACCTAGTGGTGATTGCATAGGGAAACTAAATACTGTAGTAGCATCAGGCTTCATTACATCAGGCTCACTAGGAATGCCCTGATCAATCATAAACTGTGTTAGTGGGTCTTTATTATCTCCACGCACAGTACGGATATAATAGGGACTGTGACGAGCATGAATGCCAGAAGATGAATCAACCAGTTGGGAAACAGTTCCACTGGGCTTAACGCAAGTAATAGCAGTGCTATGAGGGACACCAAGACGGTCAGCCCACTCAGCATTAGTAGAAACAGCCACATTTTTAAGATGCTCCAATGTATCAGACAGACCTTTGTTATCTAAGGTCATTAGTTTGTTGTCCATTATCCCTGTGAGTGACACACCAAGCAGACGTTCTGCTTCTGTATTAGTGTTCCACACCTTACGCAAGTATGGGAAGTGTGTGTAGGTGGACTGTATTGTTCCAAGTACAGTTGCAAGACGGACTTTTCTTGCAAGGTCTTCCAGACTATCGTTAGCACGGATGACAACCTCTGTAAGATTACAGAACTGATTCGGCCTAAGAATGATTTCCGAACAGGGGTTTGTTCCAAACTCATAGCAAGACTCTCGTCTTCCATTCTTTGCTGCTTGTTTAACCGAAGCCTCTCTATTAAATATACCACGTTCTCCACTCCCACTTTCCATAAGGGCTGTCCACTCACGCATGAATGCCATACTATCAGGTTTCTCTGTATAAGAGACAGAGTTATTAGCTAAGGCTCTATGCCCTGCATTCTCCCACCAGTTGCCTGACTTAGCATGACGCATACGATCATCAGATAGATTAGATAAACTAATCATAGCACTACGTCTTACGCCACCTACTACAACTACCTCACCAATCTTACACATAAGATCGTGACACTCTAGGCTAGATAACTTACGTCCCTCTGCCTGTCGGAATGTAGTAACAGCAAAGTTAAACAGATCAATCAATGGTGCTGGGCCTGAAGCCCTACCACCGAATGTCTTTAGTCTAGCACCTGCTGGTCTGACTTTAGATACATCCCACTTAGGAACCTCACCAGCCCATAGGAGTGCCAACACTTGCCTGAGACCTTTAGCCCATCCTTCCTTGCTATCCTTGATGACAACAGTCGTATCACTCTCGAAAAGAGTAGGAACATCAGGGAGTTTAGTAATGAACTGTCTCTCAACACTGAAACCAACCCCCGTCCCGCAAAGCAGGATGAACATAGCCTCATCGAAAGACTTAGGATCATCTACGGGTAGGTAGCTACAGTTATACATACAGGTGTTATCCCTGTCTGCTGCCTTACCTGCTGTCATTAATGAACGCATACTAGGCATAATCCCAAGGCTAAGAATAGCATCTCGCATTTCATCTAGGTCAACAGGCTTAAGCCACTTCTTAGCTATGTTCTGCAGGTATCGTTCTACTGTTTCTCCCCATGTTTCTCTACGTCCTTCATCGTCTAGCCATCGTGCATAACGACTAGTAGCAATAAATGTTTGGTAGTCTGTTGGTAGGTAGTTGCTCATCTTTCGTTTCCCATTATAAATAATTCTTTTCGACCTTGTTTACCTATGTGTGATTCAATAATAGTCTTAGCTCTTTCAAGCATAGCACAAGCAAACAGTAATGTTTCATTCCTATCATCACATAACATAATTTGCCTTTCAATAGGTTCCATCAACTCTGCAGCACGTTGTTGTATTTTACTATCTGTCATCCCCACTCCCCTTCAGGGTTCCTCTATCTTCTCTACTGTTTAATTTTCTTATGTTCTGTAACATAACATATGTTAAATTAGCATTATAATAGTTAGCCAGTGCCGTAGTATAGAACAACACATCACCTAGCTCATCTATAATAGCTTCAGGTGTTACTTTTAATTTGTCTCTGATACGTTTCTTAATCTTACCTGCTACCTCCCCAGCTTCTTCACATAAGCCAAGTACGTTTTCATTAAGTCGATCTTGAGGATCAGTAATGATCTTATCTTCTACCCATTTACTGTAGTCATCAAAATTTTGCATGTCTTCTTTACTTATCATATTTGTTTACCTCGCATTCAAGTATGCTGATATCATCTATATCATACATAGCATTTAGTGTTAGCTCTTTTAAAATTTCAGAGTGGTTGTCGATGCCTACCTCTAAGAAGTTTGCATTCTCATCTACTTTTATTTTAATTGCAAGCTCATACTCCATAGTGAAAGCCCCTAGTTATACTCATTGTACTTACGTTGTCAAGCATTAACGTCTATCTCAATCGGTTCAAGAAACTTTTGAAAGTGCTTAACCCATTCATACGCATCATCAAAGTTATCAAAGTAATACTCACCATGCTCTATCTTTCCATCTATTTCTACCTTGCAAAGGTTACAATAAAGAAGCTCACCATCTTCATCTAAACCCATTGGACCTTCTATAACACCCCATATTTTCATCTTCTTAACAGGATAGTCTGAATTAATTGTCATCTTTCTTTGATCCTTTTAACAGTTCTAAATAGTGATC